GGGGTCGTTTCGAACGTCGAGATTTTTGGTACACCCCATGCACTGCGCAGTGGTAAAGTGGTGACGCGTTGCAGTGGTACAGCGTTAGCACGTCAGCGTGGTACCGTAAGTGCGCGAAGTTAGTTGTGTCTAACTTAGTACTATAGTACTATATAAAATGTTCACAATTTGTTTACAAATTGTACACACGCTGTTCATAACTGACCTATATAATATACTTAAAGATAAAGGAAAGGGGTACTCAAAAAGAGTACTAAGGTGTTGAATATGAAACGTTATATACAACTAAATAATGAGGATTTTGTGTTAAAACAAGCTAAGGGGATTTTACGTCCAAATAAACAGGTGCGCTTATTATCTGATTGTTACATGAAGCCTAGTTTAGTAAAACAAGCTATTTTTGATAGTTGGGTTGAGTGGGTCAAACAAGTTAATATTGATAATGAAAAATATATCTTGAAACATTTAACAATTGAGAGTTATAATTCTATGATATTTACATTAAGTATTGACGTATACAATCTTACAAGTCAATTAGTTGGTAAATTATATATTACTAAAACAAGACACGAGTTTTGGACTATCTAAGATAGTCGAGTCGGTGCAACTCCGACTCCCTTGTATCACTGATAGCAATATCAGCAAGTAACAAAATAAATAAGCACAAAAAAGAAACGGAGACAAAAAACTATGAGAAAAGAAAAAATGATAACAAGGACAATTGTAACAACTAATGCAGAGATTATGGCTTTTAACCTTGATACTAATGAGGTTATAACCTTAAACGAGTCTTATATAGGAGATTTAAGCGATAAGGATATCGAAAAACAGTTTGCAATAGATTATAGCAATAGTGTAAAATTCTTAAAACTTGTAAATGCAGAGAAATCTTTAAAGTTATATGGTATTACTGAAAAAGATTTTTTAGAAAATGCAGTTGAGCTTGACGAAAATAGAAAAGAGGTGAAATAATTTGACAGTGCAAGACATATATAGAGTACTATTGAGCACTGAAGAAATAGTTTTTAGTACAAAATATAGAATTGAAGAATGGCACGGTTTGGCTAGAGATATTCCTAATAGATATTTTGATTATTTGATAGATACTATTTATTCAGTAGAGGACGAAGGATATAGTTGCATAATAATAGATTTAAAATCATAAAAATTTTTTCACAGCCTAAGCGCAAAGCGCACAGCGTGGTGCAAGTCCACGCATAGGCTTTACAACTGAATATAGTAAATAATGAAAGAGGTGGAAAATGACAAATTTTATAAAACTAGGTACGTTAGTCAAGTTTAGCGCAACAACAAGGTTTTGTCTGCATGATATTCAGTATGATATTACAGAGTTTTACTCAAAATCACAGATTTTGGATAATAAACAGTTGTTAAAAATGAAAGTTTTGCAAATTAAAAGTGCAGGTAGAAATATGCTATATGTAGATATAGAAGAATAGAAAAGAGGTACAAAAAACATGTTATACAAAAATAGAAAAATGTCACAGTCTGATATTGACGAAGTTTACGAAGATTTGGTTATAGAAATAGCAAATAAGGTTGCTAATCAGGTAAAAGGTAAAGTGTTTTATGGTTATGCCAACATAGAGGATATGTGGTATGTCATAGTTAAAACACGTGAACTAGGCGAAAAACGTTTTTTCCTTAATACACTCGATTATGATATGATGACTGGTGTATCATCAAAAGAAATATCGGACAATATATTAAAGTTATATCATAAAATAGTTGAAAGGAGATTTTTTATAGTATGAGTAATATAGAGATTAAGCAACGCTGTAAAATATTATATCATAGATATAGATTAGTCATAAAAATTATAAAATCATATTATTATAAAGACTCTATAAGTTTTAGAGCTGATATGCTATTACTAATAAATTGTATAAGTAGTTATAATTTTATGATATATGGCGATTTTGAATATTTAGTAGCATTGAATGATTATTATGAAATACAATGCATTGATATTATGTATGAACGCTTGTCATTAGAATTTAAAAAGAGAGGATTATAAAATGAATGAAAGACATCATAAATTAGAACGCATTATACGAATTGAATATAATCTTTTTGAAAGAATGTTTTGTGATAAATTATATTAAATATTGCACAAGTTTTCGTAAATTTTCGTAAATTATAGAAAACTGAAATGTGGAAAAGTTCATAAAATGTTCATAATTCAGACATAGCATAGTCACAGTTATACTGTACTATATAATATGTAAAGAGGTAATGCATCTCTTACAATACATTTGCTTTAATACTATGATACCGCACTATTGCAAGACAATACGGCACTCAATAGTGCGGACTCCTCAAAGAAAAAGGAAGTGATTAATAATGTTAGAAACTTTATATGCACAGCTTATCACAGACCCTAATACGCAAAAGGTTATAGTTGAAACTGATAGAACTGGTGCTACTATAGAAACTATATATCGTAAGGATTATAAAATTACAATTCGTCACAGAATAAACGATTTTATATCTTGTTGGATAGTCAAGAGATAGTAAGCTATCACTAAAATAGATTGCAAAAATCAACTTGGCTATTGCACCTATTGGTGTTACAATTTTATTACAATTAACTTTACAAATCATAGCACAAAGAAAAGGAGAAAAAAAGACTATGAGAAAACCAATGGTTACACGTACAATTATTTCAACATCTATCACAGCTTTATGCGTAAATCCACAGACAGCTGAAACATTCGAGCAGGAGTTTATTCTTACTGGCAAGATTACTGACAAAGACAAGGCACTTAAGAGAGTATCAAAACTTTACAACACAGATGATTGCACTATTGTTGCAATTCGCAACCTCAAAGAGGTCAATGAACTTTATGGTATGGATGAAACAGACTTTATCACAAGTGCAAAGATACTTGACCCTGCTACACGTAAAGAGATTGAAATAGAACAGGTAGACGCAGAATAAAAAGAAAAAAGGAGATAAAAAATCATGGCAATTACAATTAATACACAGTCAAGAGATTTTACAGAGGTAGAGCAGTACTTAATGACATTAGATAGAGGCATTAAATCACTCAAGGATGCGGAGGACAACACAAGCATTGCAGTGGCAGGCTACCTTACATTTACAGACGAAAAAGAGAATGGCGATAGTGTTGATATTTTATCAATCATTACTCCAGACAATGAAGTATTCTCTTGTCAGTCAGCAACTTTCAAGCGTAGTTTTGATAACATTACTAACATCATGCATGGTAAACAGTTTAGTGTTATCAAACTTAGTGGCACAACAAAGAATGGTAGACCGTACATTGACTGTGCACTTGATGTAAAATCAGTAAAATAAAATTTTATCTTACTGCTGACCCTTGCTATTAAGTTAGCAGGGGTCTTATTATTTTAGAGAGGAGAATAAAAAGTATGGCAAAAAAACTTACCAAAAATCAAATAGTATATCAATCTATATTAGATAAAGCACAACATCAAGGTATCTCTACGCAAGGCTTAAAATCTTTTCCAAAAAGAATAACACAAGATACTTTACAGAATTTGCAATCAGAAATAGCACAAAGACAAAGTGCAGAAACCTATACAGTTACAGACAGCATTATTTCAAGATTGCAAGCTTTACCTAGTAAAAAGCAGACATACACACATGGTGGTGAAGCTATAGATTATAATCTCGAAAATTTTTATTATACTGTTTTAGGAATTATAAAACAAATGCAAGAAGATTTTGGAAGCGAACAGTATGAATATTACTTACAACAAAATGAAGAAGAAATTATATCAGCAATAGATAGTATAAATGAGAGTCTATATTCAGAAGTAGTGCAGGCAAAAACAGAAGATTTAATACCTTTATTATCAAATCACGATATGTCACGCATATCAGCAATACAATCTAATGATATTAATGAATATTTTGGATTTACTGATTTAGATAATATATGAGAAACTATAGAAAATTCATGTGTGATTTTGAGACTACAGTATATAAAGGGCAAAAATCTACAGAAGTATGGGCGAGTGCAAGCGTAGAATTATATACAGAGAACGTTCAGATTTTTCATTCTATTGATGAACAGTTTAATTATTTTAAGTCGTTAGATTGTGACATAATAGCTTATTATCATAACCTTAAATTTGATGGCAATTTTTGGCTGTCATATTTATTAACGGATTTAAAATATGAACAGGCATACGAGTCATTTAATGAGGACGGCACTCAAGGCGAATTTATAAAAGAAAAATACATGAAAAATAATACTTTCAGATATACTATATCATCTATGGGTCAATGGTATATGGTTACTATTAAAGTTAATAATCATTTTATTGAACTAAGAGATAGCTTAAAACTATTACCATTTTCAGTAAAACAAATAGGTAAATCTTTTAAAACAAAACATCAAAAATTAGACATGGAATATAGTGGCTATAGATATGCAGGATGTAATATAACTGATGACGAAAAACGTTATATAGCTAATGATGTATTAGTAGTTAAAGAAGCACTAGAACAGTTATTCAATGACGGACACGATAAACTTACAATAGGTTCATGTTGTGTAGCAGAATATAAAAATTCTTTAGGCGCTTATGATTATAATGATTTATTCCCTGCGCTTGATGAATTTACACTTGATAAAAATATTTATGGTTCGTCAAATGCAGACGAATATATACGACACAGCTATAGAGGGGGTTGGTGCTATTTAGTAAAAGGAAAAGAAAATATTGTTAGACATAACGGAGTGACAGCTGATGTAAACTCTTTATATCCTAGTATGATGCACTCGCAAAGTGGTAATTATTTTCCAATAGGTAAACCATATTTTTGGACTGGTAATATAATACCTAACGAAGCAATAGGTGAAAATAAATATTATTTTTTAAGAATAAAAACACGCTTTTATATTAAAGAAAATATGTTACCATTTATTCAAATAAAAGGTAATCATTTATATAAAGGTACAGAGTCATTAACAACTAGTGATGTATTAGATAAAAACGGAAACTACAATAGATACTATAAAGATATTAATGGTAACATAAAAGATACTGCACAAATAATGACAGTAACAATGACAGATTATAAACTAATGTTAAAGCACTATGAACTAGTTGACTTTGAAATCTTAGACGGATGTTGGTTTTATTCTGATATAGGTATATTTGATAATTATATCAATCATTATGCAGAAATTAAAATGAACAGTAAAGGTGCAAAGCGTACAGAAGCTAAACTGTTTCTCAATAATCTTTATGGCAAACTTGCTAGTAGTTCCAATAGTAGTTTTAAAGTTGCGTATGTAAAAGATGATGAAAGTATAGGCTTTTATATTGTACCTGCTAATAATAAAAAGGTAGGACATATAGCAACTGGTAGTGCAATAACATCATATGCACGTAACTTTACGATAACAGCCGCTCAAAAAAATTATTACGGAGTAGACAAAGCAGGATTTATTTATGCTGATACTGATAGTATACATTGTGACTTGCCTGCTGATAAGATTAAAGGAATAACAGTAGACCCGGTAAAGTTTTGTTGTTGGAAATTAGAGAGCAGTTGGGATACAGCTATATTTACAAGACAGAAAACATATATAGAACACATAACACACAATGATTTAATCCCAGTGGATGAACCATATAATGATATTAAATGTGCAGGTATGCCACAGAAATGCAAAGATTTATTTAATAAATCAATGCAAGGATATAAAGTAAAGGAGAGTGATAACTATATACAAAGCGAATTAAAATTCTTAGAAACAAAAAGAGACTATAATGATTTTAAAGTTGGTTTATGTGTTCCTGGAAAATTACTGCCAAAAAGAATTAAAGGTGGTGTATTACTGGTGGACACGACATATGAAATGAGGTGAAATATTATGTTAAACAAATTATTGATTAAGCTATTAAATCATAAATTGAATAAATTAATGTTACAAAAATGTAAACAATGTACTAATACAAATAAGTGTTATAATTGTTATATATTCTATAATAAAAAGGATATTGAAAATGTGATAATAGATTTAAAGTTGAGGTGTATATGAGCGAAATAGATTATTCATTAATATTATCAATAACGGTGGTATTACTTATAAAAATTATATTAATGGTAGCAAGAAAAATAAAGCAATATTTTATACACAAACAATGTAATTATTTATGCTTTGCTTGTAAGTATAGATATGAATGCGATGATTTTATAGGAGTGTAATAATATGAACGATAAAATGGAAAAAGTAGTGCAGGAACTACGCAAAAGATTTAGAGGTTCAATCGAGTTTTATGATATACCGTATATAGAGAAGTATAAAATAGAATATTGTTTAAATGGATTATACATTTCAAAGTTACTACCATACGATTTTATAAAGAAAAAAGATACAAGAGAAATTGTACTATCATTAAACATATTAATTGCAACAGATATACACAATCATTTTTACAAATAATATTAAATTGTTATAAATAAAAAACAAAAAGACAAGAGTATAAACTCTTGCCTTTTCTATATCTATAACTATTGCAGAACACAAGCGCACAGCATTTACGACAATACATACTAGCGTTATCTTCCAAACGTGCTACCTAGCAGTATCAAGTGAACATACAACAGCAGATACCTAATAACTGATAGTCTTAAATAAGACTTCTTTGCATTTAAGGTTCTTAAATCTGAAACACCCTTTTTCAAAATAGTATCTTAACTGACTAATAAATAAATCATTCTGTTTTAACATGACATAATTAATATCATGGTCATTAACAGTGACACTTATTTTACTTCTAAAAGTACTATCTGCTTTATCATCAATATATAAAAATCCCTGCTCGCTGTATTGTTTCACAGCATAATCATGACTCATATATCTTAGTGTTGCAATATACTTTGCTTTTCCTACTGGTGTATCAATAAAAGCAGTGTTATCATTTAAGTACACATTTTCACTTGAGTATGCGACATACTGATTATTCTTAAATGCTCTATTGAAACCACTCTCTTTCTGCGCTTTACTAGCAGTTTCTATAAAACCACTTTCCAGTACAAATCCGTCTCCCTTTAAGAAATTAGTTTCACTGTTTAATCTTTCAGATATTCCCATCTCTACATAATAAGGGTTAATAATACTAACTGCATTACTTAGCATATATACTGGCAGGTATCTTGCCTGCTCTCCGTGACCTCTTGCTATACTTGTATGCACACTAATAAATTTTCTTATTTCATCATTACAGTAGTGATTAGTTTCGCTCTGAAATTCATCAAATAACATACTATCAGTATCACTAAGTAAGTGACTATATTTTTTCAACTGGTCTGCACTATTTAAACTAATAGCATAACCACAATGTTGTTCATTTAAAAACAAACTATGATAGATACCACTTGCACAACGTTCACTTTCCATAGTATAATTTCTAAAGAATAATGTTTGTAAATCCTTGAAGAATTTATTAGATACATCATCAAGCTCGTAATTGTATCTATAAATTAGACAGAATTTTTTACCATACTTAAGAAATCTGTTGATTAACAATCTACCAAAATATGTTGTTTTGCCACCACTTCTATTAGTAGTACACATAAATAATTCAGGCTTTAAACCATTTATATCTTTCATTGACAATAATTTAGTTCCATCATAGTATTTATTTTCAGTCATATTGTTATACTCTTTCCTTAAATTTGCCTATATTTATCTCAATTTATTATAACATAATTATTGCAAAATTTCAACTAATATGATATAATTAAAAAAGAATAAAAGAAGGGCGGTGAGAGTATGGATACAATGCAGATGATTTTGCAGGCTATAACTACAGTGGGATTTCCTATAGTAATGTGTTTATGTTTAGCATGGTACTGTATGAAACTTAATGATAGTCACAAGACAGAAACAGATAAGTTCACAATAGCATTAAATGAAAACACACTTGTATTGCAGAAATTATGCGATATGCTGAATGTAGAAAGAAGTGATACGAATGAGTAAAGTTGACACTTACACAGATTACATGATTGCAATAGCAAATGACAATTCACATGGTTATTCACAGATTAACAGAGATGGAAATCCTGACTTTGATTGTAGTTCATTAGTTAGTCACGCACTTGCTACAGCAGGTTTTAATGTAAATGTAAACAGTACAACACGTAACTTGTACGAACAGTTAAAACGTTGTGGCTTTACTTCATGTAACAGACCTTTTCAAAAAGGTGATATTCATTTAGCTGTAGGACATCATGTTTGTGTTTCAACAGATAGTGAACATATAGTTCATGCAAGCATTGATGAAAATGGAACTACAAAAGGACGTAAAGCAGGCGACCAGACTGGAAAAGAAATATGCATAAGAAAATATTACACACCTAGTTATGGTTGGAGTTATCATTTACGCTATAAAGATGATAAAGGAAGTGCAGGTTACAATATGAATTTATTAAAAAAAGGTTCATCAAATAATGATGTAACAGTGTTTGAAATACTTATGACAAAATTAGGATATTATACTGGTAGCATTGATACAAAATATGGCGCAGGATGCGTAAGTGCATGTGAAAATTTTCAGACAAATTACGGACTAAGCGTTGATGGTAAGTGTGGTAAAAACACATGGAATAAACTTTTTAGTTTAGGTATAAGATAATGGCATGGATAGTTAAAGTTGGAGTAAATGCATATTTAACACAATCTGAAATGGAAAACAACGCTACAGAGTTTTATGGATATTTTAACAGTAAAGGTTTTACCATTGAAAGTGTGGCAGGTATGCTCGGCAATCTTCAACAAGAGTCCAACATTAATCCGGGTATGAAACAAACAGCAAGTGCAAGCAGTGGTTGGGGCTTGATACAATGGACACCTAGCAGTAACCTAACAGATTACGCAAAAGCACATGGTACTGATTGGGCTACTGGTGAAATACAAACACAGTTAATGTGGGATGAAATAATAAATGGTTATGGTGGTCAATGGATACCTAAGCCGTCACTGGGATACGGTTATACTGGTGCAGAGTTTTCGAAATTAACTGATGTTGCAGAAGCATGTAAAGCATATTTATATGAAAGAGAACGTGCAGGAGTTGCAGCATTAACCAAAAGATTAACATACGCTAATAACTGGTATGAATACCTAACAGGTGTTACACCACCTACACCACCTACACCACCTACACCGACTAAGCGAAAACGTATGCCACTTTGGATGATGTGCAGACCATTATTTTAAATAGAAAAGAGGTGAGAAAAATGGCAGTACTTTCACATGATGATTTTATGAACGCAGTAAAAGGACTAGCAGGTAATAGCGCTGATGATAATACGCTTACCATGATTGAAAATTTTACTGATACATTCAATGACCTTGAAGCACGTGCAAGTGATACTACTGATTGGAAAACAAAATACGAACAGAATGACAATGAGTGGAGAGAAAAATATAAAGCACGATTTTTTGAGGGCAAAGAGGGTACAGACCCTAATGAAGTATTAAGGAAACAAAAGGAAGATATTACTGATGACGGTAATGACATTTCCTTTGATGATTTATTTAAAGAAAGAGAGGGCTAGGAATTATGGCTACAAAACCAAAAATTAAGACACTTACTAATTCAAGCGTTGATATTTTAAATGCAATAAGAAACAACGCAAGCACAAACTACAGAGATTATGTGCCGCAGGCTACAGCTGACTCTGACTCAATCAGAGAAATCGGCGCAGTAATTATGGACTATCCTGCTTTACAAAATGAATTTTTATCTGCTCTTGTAAACAGAATAGGTAGAGTAATTTTAACAAGCAAATCATATGACAATCCATGGGCTATGTTTAAAAAAGGTATGCTCGAGTTTGGTGAGTCTATCGAAGAGGTATTTGTTAATATTGCTAAACCGTTTCAGTTTGACCCACAGGTTGCAGAGTCCAATGTATTCAAGCGTGAAATTCCTGATGTACGCAGTGCATTTCATATCATGAACTATCAGAAGTTCTACAAAGCTACAATCTCAAATGACCAGTTAAGACAGGCTTTTCTGTCTATTGATGGCATTACAGATTTGATTGCTAAGATTGTAGATGCTATGTATACTGGTGCTAACTATGACGAGTTTCAGACTATGAAATATATGCTTGCAAAGCATATATTAAATGGACTGATGAACCCAGTTACAATTCCTACTATTAATGCTGCAAACATGAATAGCATTGTTAGTACTATTAAGGGAGTATCAAACAAGTTTACTTTCCTTAATTCAAAGAATAACCTTGCAGGAGTTATGAACCATACACCTAAGCAGGAGCAGTATTTGTTAGTCAATTCAAAGTTTGATGCTACCATGAATGTTGAAGTACTTGCAAGTGCTTTCAATATGGATAAAGCAGAGTTTGACGGACATCATGTACTTGTAGATAGTTTCGGCGATTTAGACATTGAGAGATTAAATATTCTCTTTGCTGATGACCCAACCTATACAGAGATAACAAAAGTTGAACTTGAAGCACTTGACGCTATACCTTGTGTAATGGTAGATAGTGACTGGTTTATGATATTCGACAACTATCAGAACTTTACAGAGCAGTATAATGGTGAGGGTCTGTATTGGAACTACTGGTATCATGTATGGAAAACATTTAGCGTTTCTCCGTTCTCAAACAATGCAGTATTTGTTGCAGGTAAACCTGCGGTAAATACAGTTACAGTTACACCTAGCACAGCTACAGTTAGTGCAGGTGGTCAGTTACAGTTGAGTGTTACTGTTAATACTGATAACTATGCACCACAGAGTGTTATTTGGAGTATTGCTCCAGTGGATGCTAAGGCTAGTATTTCAAGTACTGGTATGCTTAAGATTAATAGTGACGCTACAACAGGAACTATTACTGTAAAGGCTACTAGCACGTTCGATAGTACTAAGGTCGGTGAAGCAACTATTACAGTTGCGTAGATTGAATATAGCAGGAGAGCATAATTGCTTTCCTGCTATTTAAAAGGTGGTGAAGATATGCAGATACAACCTAATAGTGTTATCAAATTATGCAGTGGTGTGCCGATAGATAGCAGTTATAAAGATACTATTTATTTTGAAAATAGAGAAGCGCAGAAAAGTTATTTTGATAGTAAAGTTAGCAGGACTATGGATAAAGCCAGTTTTCAGAGAATTAATGGACAGCAGGGTGTTGTAAGAATGAGTGCAAGTGCAGAGAGCATTTATAATTGCAACTATATGATGTTCCAAAATAGTAATTATAGTACTAAGTGGTTTTATGCTTTTATTACTAATATTGAATATGTAAACGATAAAGTTAGTAATGTGTATTTTACTATTGATGTCATGCAGACATGGTTTCTTTTTGATTGTACTCTTAAAGAGAGTTTTGTTGAAAGAGAACACCATGCAACTGATAATACAAATGACTGTTTAGTTGGTGAAAATATTCCAACTGGACAAATGATGTATGACCAACCGATTAAAAGTGGCATTTTTAATGATTGGTGTTTAATAATAGTAAGTGGTGCTGATGAACAAGGTGCTATTTCAGAATTGCAATATAATTATAATGGTATGTATTCACCATGTATGTTAATATACTGCGATAATGACCAACACAGTTTAGCAGAATTTATAATGGCACTTGATAATAAAGGAAAAACAGACCAAATAATTAATATTATATTAACACCTAAATCAGTAATAAATCATTTATTAACTAATGGTCAGACACTTACAAATAAAAAACCTATTTATGGTTTAAAACAAAATGACCCTTTACCATTTCAAGTAAATAAGCCAACAAATAAAGTTGGTTCATATGTACCTAAAAATCATAAGTTACTATGTTACCCTTATACTTATTTAACATTAAGTAATGGAAGTGGTAATAGCATTGATTATAGATACGAGCTATTTGATGATATAAGTGGTAAATGTAATTTTGAAGTATTCAGTGATGTAATTAATGGATATTATATGGCAAGTCCATTAAACTATAATGGTACAAGTAGTGGACAAACAACAAGTGCAGGTGATACAACAATAAATTTTGATTTTAGTTTAACACTTGACAATATGCCAATTGTACCATGGAGTAGTGATACATTCAAAGTATGGTGGGCGCAAAATAAAGTAAGTGTGCAAAGTAATATCGCAACTGGTTTAGCAAAACTTACACTAGGAGCAGGTTTAACAGAAGCACAACCAATGATACCAACTGGTGGGGGTGTATTTCATCAACCAAAAGCAACAGAGATAAATCCTAATACATCTATTAAACTAGCAGGTAATGGACAATTTGACATGAATAGTGTCATGCGTCCAATGTCACCACAATATATCGGCAGTGGTAATATGAGTAGTAACCCAATTGAGTCTGCTATGCAAGCAGGAATGGCTGTTAGTGGCTATTCTGATATTAAAAACAGTTTAATTCAAATGCAACAAGCTAAAACGTTGCCAGTTAGTTCAAGAGGCGGTGGTGGTAATAATGTTATGTTAGATACCACATTCCTTGATTTCTACAGTATGAACACTCATGTACATCCTAAGATAGCAAAAATAATTGATGATTATTTTACTATGTTTGGATATGCTACAAATGAAGTAAAAGTACCTAATATAAATGTAAGACCGCACTGGACTTATACCAAAACGCAACAATGTAATTTAGTTAGTATAAATTGTAGCAACAATGATATTACAGCTATTAAAAACATTTTTGACAATGGTATTACTTTTTGGAAAAATGCTAGTGAAATAGGTAACTATTCATTAGATAACAGTCCTAATTAGAAAAGAGGTGAGACAATGAGTAGAAAAGGAAGAAAAGCACAGACCGAAGCTTTCTTACAAAATCAGCGAACATATCTACAGTATGTTAATAGACTAACAGAATTAAGCATATCAATGTTTGACTGGAAGAACTTACCTGATACTATTGACGCAAGGTTCTTAGAACTAGCACTTTTCAATGACGGAATGGCAGTATTTTTTAAAGATGAAGTCATGGGTTATTTAGGTTTACAAGTTATGATTGGTGGCGCTCTTGATGTTTACAGAATACCTATTACAAGGACAGCCTTTGCACAAAATGGCTATCAAATGAAACTTGACCCTAACAACAGTGTTATTATTTTTAATAACATGTTACACACTAACAGCATACTTGATGTGCAAGAAATGAGTAAAAGACTGTATGAAATACAGAGGACTATTGATGTAAATGTAATACAGCAAAAAACACCTAAGATTATTACTTGTACTGAAAATCAGAGATTAGTAATGAAAAATCTGTATGCGCAGTATATGGGCAACGAACCATTTATTTTCGGCGACAAGAACTTAGACTTAAGTGGTATTAAAACGTTTGATACAACAAGCCCTTATGTAGCCGATAAACTGTATGACTTAAAGACTCAATACTGGAATGAAGCATTGACTTACTTAGGTATTAGCAATGTTAATACTGTGAAGAAAGAAAGAATGATAACTGATGAAGTACAAAGAAACTTAGGTGGAACTATTGCTAGTAGATATTCAAGACTGTTTATGAGACAGCAGGCATGTGAACAGATTAACAGAATGTTTGGATTGAACATTAGTGTTGATTATAGAGAGGACATGCAGATACTTGATACTTATGATGTTGATAAAGCAGATTTGAGTAATGAAACTGACGTAGGCAAAGGTGGTGAGAATAGTGAGTAAGTATACAACAGAGGTACGATTTATTTGTGAAAATAGTGCAGGCTTGAGTGAGAGTGAGGGTGCAAACAATGTTGATAGTATTTTAGATAAGTGTTGGAATAAGGTTTTTAATTTTGACTTTCCTATCTTTGATGAAAACTATAGACAGGTTTTGTGTAGGAAGATATTGAAACATTATTATACAAGAGAGATTGCACATGAGACTGTAGGCAGGTGGAAGCTTGCGTTAAATGCTAAGCTCAATGAGATTATGCCTTATTACAATCAGTTGTATAAAAGTGAGTTGCTTGAGTTTAATCCTTTTTATGATGTTGATTTAACTAGGAGTAGAGAGGGTAGTGGTACAAGTAATAAAACAAGTACTAATACAGAGACTAATAGTGGTATAAGTAAAAATGTGAGTAGTGGAAAGGGTACAAGTAATACTGATACCTTGAATAGATTTAGTGATACACCACAGAATAGTATGGATACTCAAGGTATTGCTGATAGTGTACCTTTGACTACAGTTACTAAAGTTAATGAAGATAATACGACTACTAATGAAAACACAGATACAATAACAAGAAATGATAATAGAACTGGTAGTGGTGCAGAAAATATTAATAGTACTGATAAATATATTGAAACAGTAAAAGGCAAACAGGGCACAGAAAATTATAGCAGTTTATTAAAGAAATTTAGAGAGACATTTCTCAATATTGATATGATGATTATTGAGGATTGCAGTGATTGTTTCTTTACTTTATGGTAAAGGGAAAGTGAGGTAAGCAGTGAAAAAAATTAATTATGTACCTAATTATCATTGTCAAAAAATATTACCATTGGTGTATGACGATGAACTAAGTTATTATGAGTACTTATGCAAATTAACTGAAACAATGAATACGATAATCAATAACATTAATGATGAATTTAAAACTCTAATATCTCAAAAGATAGTTGAATATTTTAATAACATTATGATAGACGCTATATATAAAGAAGATGAAGAAACAATATATTTAAAAATGAAGGGAGTTAATTAATATGAGTGATTTTGATAAAATTAATATACTCGGAACAAATATAAACGTAAAGGATAGCACGGCTAGAAATAATATCGAAGATACTAAAACAAAATTAAATAATACAATTACACAATTGAATACTTTATCAGATAAAGTAACACAGTTACACCATAAGAGCTATATTTTTATTGGTGATAGTTACACACAAGGTTATTCACCGAACGGCAATATTAGTAATACCTTTGTCAATCAAATTATTGACAATTTAAAAATAACAAATTTTAAAATAAATGCTGAGGGTGGAGCAGGCTTTGCTAACAGTGCTAATAATTTCCTTACGCTATTAAAGAATATAAATGTTACTGACAAAAATAGCATTACTAATATTGTAGTATTTGGTGGATACAATGATTATAGTTGGGATAAATCTGCTATTATAACTGGAATGACAAATTTCTTTAACTATGCAAAAACAAATTTTCCTAATGCTATGATTAGTATTGGATATGTAGGATTTAGTACTGACAGCACAACTTATAATAAAAGGGCAGATAGTATTAGTGTTTATAATGAAATGAGCGGTAGACTAGGCGGTAACTATTTAAGTGGGTGTGAGTATATTTTGCATAATACAAATGAAATGAGTAGTGACGGAATACACCCTAATGAATTAGGTCATAACATACTAGGTGGTTACTGTTCGTCAGCTTTAATAAATGGTTCATGTAACCCAACTAGCGTGGAAAATATAACAATAGTGCCGTCAGAGGGTTGGACAGTAGATAAACCCAAAAATTTTATAGTAACAAAAAATGGCGGAGTTTTAACTCTACAGATTGATAATAATACGTTTCGCCATGCCGCATTTATGTTTAAAGGAGACGAAACACGCTATAGTATAGGTACTTTTAACAATACCTCTATTTTTGGTAATGATAATGGTTTAACAAGTATCACAGTTCCATGCTATTGTGCTTTAACTGGTTATACATCAAATTATGTTTCATTCCCACTAAAGATAACTTTAGAACATAAAGAACTATATGTTTCAACCTTTAACATTGGTGAAAATGGAATAGGTGGAAATTATATGTCTTTACCAGTTTCGCAAATAATTATACCAACGTGCCAATTAACATGTAGTACTTTATTAAATTAAAATAAATACTGAAATAAAAACATTATGCCCTTTGAAATAAAAGGGCATTTTTATTATAGTACTACTCCACGCTGACGTGCTAACGCTGTACCATTGCAACGCGTCACCACTGTACCACTGCGCAGTGCATGGGGTGTACCAAAAATCTCGACGTTCGAAACGCC